CCGTCCATAATGGTATCAATTTCGGTCCAATTGGTTTTAACGCAATTACGACTCATTACACTCATTCGTTGTTCTACATCTTCGGTATAATCGTGACCAATATTACGTTCCATACCAGCTTTCATCGCGTGATCAACTACATTCTTAATTTTATCATATTGACCAAGTGCTAATAAATCAGCACTTTCAATAATAGCATTCTTTAGTTTCTGATTTTTACAGAATTCCAAGAACTGTTCCTTAACAAACTTCAAATCGTTATCACTTACCTTTTGATAAACCAATTTGAGATTATCTACGATGCTTCTTTTAAGTAGTTCATCGTTTACTTCATCAACTTTAATCTTGAATACAGTTAAAGTTGGTAGATCTTTATATTCGTTAAAATACTTTATACTTTCTTTTACGACCCATTTATTTGCATCACTTTCAAAGAAGTCTACTTCGATAATATCATTAATACGTTCAATAAATGAACGATCAGATATTAAACACGAAATACACTTGATTTGGAAGTCACGTCCGTATTTTGTTAATGAATCAATTGCTTTTTTGTTTTCCATAAGATAACTCTACTATACCACTGAATTTTGTGGTTTTCAACTTTTATTAACCGACGTTTTTATTCTACAAAACTATTTAATTTGCCAAAACATTCTTGTAACCAAATGTGATAATTGGGGATATTATTCCACATTTTGTCTTCTGTAATCAATTTAGTAAAACTCATTTTATCAATTCTACGTACAGGAGTTTTTATTATTTCTTCTATACGTAACTGTGTAAATGACTGTACTTGCGTATCTTTTAACTGCATCAACGTGTGATTACGTTCAAGTAGTAACTTGTTATCTAACACGGTCTGATATATTTTATACTTACCCTTGTTATTTTCTGCGTAATTATAAATCTCATTTAAATCATATTGACGTTCTTCTGATAAGAAAGGAAATGATTTAATTACCCGCTTCAAACCTACGCCATCCAGTCCTGGAATATTATCACTGACATCACCTTCCATAACTCTATATAAGATATAGTTACTACATGTAACTCCATATTCATCTAAGATTTCTTTACAACCAAATATTCTCTTTTTGACAGGACTCCAAATTTTGACTTTATCGTTTGCCAATTGTAAAAAGTCTTTATCAGTAGACATAATTGTTATATTGCTGTCCTTAAAAGTTTCTGTAGCTAAATAAGCAATTGTATCGTCTGCTTCTATTTGATCAATTGCCATTATAGTAACAGGCAAAGTATCTAAATAATTTACAGTACGAATCAATTCTTTTTTAAAGTTTACAGATTCTATCTCAGATGAAGACAGTTCTTCATAATTACGATTGAGTCTGATATCTGTCTTTCTACCATTTTTGTAAGCTGGATAAATCTTTCTACGTTTCTGACTTCCTCCCTTACCATCAAATACAATAATAACTCGGGTAGGAGAAAGCAATTTAATTGCATATCCAATGCTTTTTAAGAAACCCGCAATACCACCTGTGTGTAATCCATCCTCATTAAGTGACGGAATGGCCATAAAACTTCTAATGTAAGTATTCACTACAATCCGTCAACCAAAAGGACATCACTATTAAGTGATTTTTTAAGTCCTCCGGTGACGGATTCGCTTTCTATATTTTGAAATAAAGAAAATAACTTCTTCATTTCTTTGTTGTCAAAGTTGCTCATTTAATAAATTTTTAATGTATATATTTTTTTCTTTACATTCTTCCCAATCGTGTTGCCATATAACTTTTATTATAAACCCATTCGATTCAGCAATCAACATTTTATTTTTATCTTTTTCCCATATTTTAATAACTTCATCCGACGATGTAAAAAATCTAGGATCTCTGTGCCAATAAGTACCATTAAATTCTATTAACAAATTTTTTTCTTTTACAAACACATCGTATGGTTTTCCATCAACAAAATACTCATCTTGAATTGAATAGCCCTGTTCTTTTAAAATCTTAATTACTTCTTGTTGACCTTGAGATTTAAAAATTGGTTTATGAATTCCATTAACCCATTGATTTTTAGTAATCAATGATAATTTATCTTTCGTATATTGCGTGTGTTTAAATCCAATCCGTTTTGTTTTTTTAGGTTTTTTTAAATTAAATTTATGTTCATCAGTTAAAGATTTGCCTTTTTGAGATTCTGAAATCTTTTGTTTTGTTAAATCGGAATGTTTATATCCATCCCTACTTTTGGCTCGTTTTATTTTACTTTCTATTGTTTGACACTTCGGTAAACAATGTTTAACCATCAAGTCTCTACATCTAGATTTAGCAGATTGATTATTTTCATAATACTTTTTAATACCCACAGACATTTTTTGTCGTCGTTCGTCTGAGATAAGATAACTATCTTTAGATCTTTTTAGATGTGCAACTTTAGAAGTTCTAACAGAACTTATTTTTTTTAAAACCTTTTCTCCATATTTATCATATAAATATTTTTTTATTTTAGATCCGTTTTTACTACCTACCCCATTGAGTTTAAATAAAGAAGTAAATCCACAAACAGATTCATCTTTTATAAAAATTTGATATAATTTTTCAGATCGTTCTACAAAAGAAAGTTTTTCCGCATTGTTATTCATACTAATAAATAGTAGGCAATGCGGAAAAACATCCTATCAACGTGTTATTGTTATTATTCTTCGCTAACCGAAGTTTCTTCTGACTCTACGACAGCATCGTCAATGATCTGACTATTAAAGTCTTTGTACTTCATAATTACAACATCACAAATCTTCAAGTAAATTTCTTCACTCAGTTCCTTGTCTGTTTTCATCACGGTCACAAAGTCTTTGGATTGAAACTTCCATTCGGATCCATCATTCTTCTTGTATGTGTAATAAGCACCACCCTGTTTAATCAGACTTTGATCTTTTAGAACTTTAATCCAACTACCATAGTCAGCAATTCCGCTATCAAAATAGATATCAAAACTTGCTTGACGTTGTGGCGGACCCATACGATTCTTCACAACAACCGCTTTACATTCGTTACCAATAACTTCATCACCCCTCTTGAGTTTACCTGTATTATTTAAACGAACACGAACACTACAGTGATAAGCAAGTGCTTTACCACCTGATACCACATACTGATCTCCAAACGCCATAGCCTTTAGATTCTGACGTAGTTGATTAGTAAACACTGTAAGTACCTTCTGCCGACCAATCATAGTAGTAATCTTACGCATTGCTTTGCTGATAATAATTGACTTACCAGTAGCGTAACCATCTTTACCGTGATCGCTTTCAAGTTCTACCTTTGTAGATGCCGCTGCTACGGAATCAACAATAATTGTTAGAATTCGATTCTTGTCACTTTTACGAACAATAGCAATCATTCGTTCCATCTGTTCAAAGATATCCTCAACAGTTTCACATTGAACATATAGAAGTTTTGATAGATCTACACCGAGACTTTTCCAGAATTCCGGTGCGGCCGAGTTTTCTGTATCAATTACAACAGCAACACCACCTTTCTTTTGGGTATCTGCAACAACGTGAGCGGATAACAAACTTTTACCAGTACCTTCAAGTCCATTAAATTCTACCATTTTTCCAACTGGCAACCCGCCGTGTGGACGATTACTAATTGCCAAATCTAAAATAGAAGAACCAGTGCTAATCCAATCCGTGATTTCTGATGGATTGTCTTGTTCATCTAGAAAATGAGCAATCTTTCCACCCTCTTTATTTGCTTTATTTAATTCATTTGCCAACATTTCGATTAGTTCGTCACGTTGACCCGTATCTTTACTAACACTTTTTTTTGCCATAACGTATATAAATAGAAAGCCGGTGGACTATAAAAACTCCACCGGCTTATTTTTTAATTTTTAAGAGTTAAACAAGTCATCAAATGCTTGATCTACACTATCTTTACCCTTAGCTTTAGCTGTACTTGGTGATTGAACGGCTTTTGCTTGGGATGTGACCACGGGGCTTGTGGGGAATGGAGCTTCATCGTCATCTCCACTTGCGGTTGGTTCTGTTACGATCTCAGAAGCAGCAGCTTCTGGATTTAACCATTTATCCATAACATCTTTTAGATCGTTATAGGATAGTTCTTCAAATAGATCCAAAATATTAACTTGGGACTTCAACGCTTCCATCAACTGTGCGTTTTTAGGATCTACCGCGAGACTTACATTTGGCTTAACACGAATGCTTGTTTCTGGGAAACTAGCTCCACCTTCAGCTGTCTTGAATTCTACAACGATATCACGACCATTGGTTAGATCGGTAATATCACCGAAATCAGGATCACTGATGATTGATAGAAGTTCTTGATAAACTTGTTTACCAAATCCCCAGAACTTTACGCCTTCTCCTTCTTCGCCACGAATAATAGCTGGTACGAAAGTACGCATCTTGGGTTCCATCTTACGACCCATCTGCCAATCTTCTTTTGAACCAGTCTTTTTCAGACGATTAGCAAATTCAACGATTGGATCTGGACGACCGAAACTATCAGGAGATAGATATGTCTTGTTGTTGATGTTGTAATGAAACTTTAGTTCAATGAATGGATTATCAGGTACATACTTGTACGGAACAATACGAACTACCTGTTTCCCAGGCTTTGGTTTCCAAATCAAGTTTGATTTCTGATTTGTGTTTGAGAGAGAGCTCAAACGGCTCTTTAGCCGACTTAGATCTAATGCCATAATTATTTAATATTTAATGTTTAATTAGTTAATTAATTCGTCTGGTTCACTCAAACCAGATTGTATAACCAACTCGAAACTAAGTCTACACTAGGTGCAGACCAAAATCAAGTCAAAAATACATATTAAATTTCAGAGATAGAAAACAATTTTAATGAAACTATTTTTACCCCAATTTCATTGGTTAAAATAATACTGTTTTTATATAAATCCCAATTTAATTGAAAGCTCTTATCAAATACACCATTGTTTTCATCAGCAATCAACTTATTCATTGCATTGAGCGTATATAGTGTATTTGTTTGCTTCTTACGATGTATACTAATGGTGCCTTTGTATCTATTAATTTGTTCACGTTTTTCAACGTTGAATGTTAGATATAATTCCCGAAGATTATTTTCGTTAGCAAATATAAAGATCTTATTATCTATAAGAGTATATTGCTTTGGTATTTCTTTTAATGCGTCTGTATATTGACTACTATTAGAAAATGTACAGAGCAATTGTTTTTGAGTTATCATATTATGGCAGTACATTTACAAATCCGGCAAAAGTCCCACCTTCTTTTGCTGAAAAATTGATCAATACTTTGCTTGTCTTATTATTAATTATTTTAATACTAACCGTTCCTGGATCATTAACAATCTTAATATCAGAAAAATCTAAAGCTGGGTGTTTGTCGATTATTTGTGATTTACCGGCTTTGACTTGTTTGGGACCAACCAACGCCATTAAAAACCCCGTTTCTTTATCTTCATATCCCATCAACTTTAATAAATTCTTAATAAATATTTCGTTATTCTCAAGTGTTGATTTATAAAAAGAGTTAAGTTTATTAGCCACCGTTTCTGCTAGATATTGATTCAATGGATATCTCGCTTCTTCACGATCCGTTTTTAAATCAGCGATATAATCTTCATCATCGCCATCATTTTTTGCATGTTTATAATCAAGATTTGCTTCTTTAGCAAGTTTGTCAAGTTGTTTAAATTTCGGATCTGATTTTAGTTCTTTTATAAAATTATCAGCTTCATTGTCTCCACACAAATTTCTCACCAAACTTACTTTGGTGCTATTTGCCAAATTGACGTTTTTTGTTTGATACATCTTGAGACTATATGCTTTCAAAATCTCTTCACCTGAGAGTTTTCTCACTCTTAATCTGATATCAGCTTTGAATTCAGCTCCTTGTAAAAAAGATTTATTATCAAGAAATATTTGTAATATATTACCTCTATTTTCACCAACAGAATTGATTATATAAGATGACATATCATTACTTGCTAATGATATCACCGATTTTACTTCTTCGTATTTACTACCAGCAGCGACTCTTAGTTTTTTATCCCAATCATTAACTATGTTTTCTACCTCTGGTATATAACGTTTGCCGTCGTCATTTAATTGTACAACTTTTAGAACATAATTTTCACTTAAAACAATGTCGATTGGAGTGTCATTTTTTTCAATCACATACTTAACAGTTAAAGCTTCATTATAATTTCCACGAATTGCTTCAATCGCGCCTTCTTTTTGGAGGTCTGTACTTGATTCTATTCCACTTTTTTCTTTAGCAATAGATGCTGGAATTATGATATCGGTTTCCTCTCCTGTTTTTAAATCTGACATTCCATTATCAATTAAACCAGATACAGTACTCTTAAAATAAGATTTAACTTTGTTCCAAGATTTTTTCATAAAATCAACTATATTTGATAATAATGATTCATTTATTGTTGTAATAGATCCACCACACGTTTCGTCGTATATTTGTTCTCCGATTAAACTACCCTCGGTATCATACCAATTAAAACCTTTTTTATAGAACCCAAATTTCTTGGCTTCATCGACACTATAGTTTACCAATGGGGTTTGACCCATCAATATAGCCTCTACTCCATAAGCATCTTGTTTCTTTTCTCTTGGTGTTCTTTCGTCTGTATTTTTATCACCAACA